AAGGTGGCATGGCCTTATGCATACCAAAACTATTAGGTTCCCATAAATGAAACCTGCATAGTCGTCCTAACAATGTACGGATTTGTCCACGGTCTTGTGCTCTGTTAGATGCTTTTTCCATAAGTTGTTTAACAAAGGGTACCTTGCCATGATAAGTATTAAATAATTCTGCAGCTTTTTCTTTTGTTACACCTAACTCTGCTTGTAGTTTTGCTTTACCCATACCATAAAATAATCCAAGGTTAATTGTTTTAGCTTGTGATCTAGGTATTTCTGCCATGTCAGCTACAGTCTGGTGAAAGTCTGAATTAGAATCTGTTTCATACGCATCTACAACATCATAAACTGATGGTAATTTATACAAAGCAGCATAATGCACTACCAACCTAGGCTCTTGTTGAGAATAGTCAAATACACCCCATTTATGGCCTTCCTCGGGTATAAATAACGACCTTATCTTAGGTCCAAGATCTTTGTTACGTGCTGGAATTTGTTGTAAATTAGGGTTCTGATATGAGAATCTACCTGTAACTGTACCACCACCTGCATTTCTTAATTGGTTTATCTCTGCATGTATTCTACCTTTGTGTTCGTATCGTAAAATAGAATCTATAAAAGTTGTGTGTGCTTTGTTTATTTCTCTTGCTTGTGCAATCATATTAACAACAGGATGTTTGTGTTCTTGTAAAAAATTTTTTGTAAAAGAAGGTGCTTCTGTTTTTTCTGTACGTGGATACTCCAATCTTAATACATCAAATACATTAGCAATAGATCTTGCTGCCCATATTTGTGTATCAATATTTGTTTCCATTTTAATTTTATTTAAAAGATCATACTCTGCTTGTTTAAATTCTTTTTTCATAGCCTGTGCTTTGTCTATATCTACACGTACACCTTTAAATCTCATGTCAACAAGACAAGGAAATAATTCTGTTTCTAAATCAAATATGTCTTCCAAGTCTTGACTAATAATTTCTTTCTTCATTTCTTGCCATAAACCAAACGTTGCTTCAGCATCTCTTTCAGCGTATGCACCAACATGCATAGCCGGTAGTTTGTACATTTCTGCTTTAGGATCAATACCCCATTCTTCTGCAGCTTCTGCTAGTGCAGCTTCATTTTTACCATAACCCAAATAGTGCCATGATAAACTATTTAAATCGTATCTAAATCTATTCTCATCGGTTAACGCTGCAGCTATCATTGTGCAAACAATGTCGCCATTAATTTTAAAACCCATGGCCCTAATCCAACAAACATCATACATTGCATTGTGAAAAATTTTTGTTGATGGTGATTCAAGTATATCTTTAAACCAAGATAAAACTCTTGCTTTTTCCATGTTACCACCACCTTCATGACCAATTGGAAAATATCCTTTGTAATGTTTTGTTGCAACAGCAATACCAATAACTTCTCCATTACCAATTACAGCACCAGATCCTTTTTTAATTAAATCTGGATCTCTAGTTTCTAAATCTATTGCAATCTCGTCTACTTTACGTAAGTCAGGAAATTCTGTAGGTTTTACCCATTCAGTGGGTGCTTCAAATTTAGGTATCTTCATAGTATTAAATAACAAAGAATTAATAAACACGTAAACAAACCCATGTAAGCAGGTATATGATTATTTGGTTCCATAGTCCCTTTCAATTATCATTTCTATAAAATGTATTGCCTTTTCCAAATCTTGTTTTTTTCCTTTATCACGATGTCTAATTATGTACTTAATAGCACATCCCTCCGGATATAGCAATTCATTCTCAACTACAAACTTGCTCGGCTGAATTTTATACTTTTGATAGTGACTCCCGCCGTGCTGCTTATCCCAAACTTTCGATGTCATAACCTTTGTCCTCATATTTAGCTGTTAGTATATATAAATTTTGTTTTGTACGTGTTACACCCACATACCAAACTCTTTGTTCCTCGTCGTATTTGTCTTCACTTCTTTCTATTGCTTCTCTTATTTTTTTTGTGTTATCTAAAATTAATAAAACATTTGTTGCTTCACCACCTTTAGCTGCGTGTATGGTAGATAGTTTTACTCTTGCAGGTTTAGAAAGTTCTTCTCCTAATCTTAACATTTCTCTTATGTATAAACTTTCTTCTGGTTCAACTTTAAAAACATCAAACCATCTTTGTGTATTACTAAATCCAAATTCTTTTAAATCATACATTCTTTCTTCTGTGGGTGCTTCTTCTTCTAAAAATTCAAACAAATCTTTTACTTCTGACAAAGATAAATTGTCTCCATTAGTCCAACGTGTGTAATCTTGTATTGATTTATACAATCTTGTTTTATAACTCTTTCTACCTTTTATTTCAAAGTAAATAGCCATGTCTTTTAAAAACGGTTTTATTTTTATTAATTTGTCATTTGTTCTTGCAAGTACTAACCAATCTCCATCATGCAACGGTGCATCTTCAATTGAAGTTATGTGATTTGCGGTCCCTGATTCCGGACGCGGTGCCCATAGTTTTTTAATTTTACGGTCATCTGGTATTCTATCTAGTATTTGATGAGCTATGTGTTGTACTCGCATCGGTACTCTGTAAGATTGTGGCAAGATTATGTCTTTAGCCGGCTCATCTTGAAATCGTTTAACATCTGCACCAGCCCAACCATAAATAGCTTGATCATCATCACCTGCTAGTATAACATATTTAGAATTTTTCTTAAGTATATCGTACATTTTCCACTGTATTGGCGATAAATCTTGTGCTTCATCAACAAATATTACGTCATATTTTGGACACAATTCTGCCACATTAAATCTTTCAATCATGTCAGTAAAATCTACTAGTCCATAGGCTGCCTTATAATTGTCTACTTCGTCTTTTAAAATTTGTAACTGATGTTTATCTATGTCCTCTGAATACATGTCTGTATTATACTCTTCTTCAATAGATACATTTTTAATTCGTGCTGCATTAATAATGTTAAAATATTCGCTATCAGAATCTACAAATCCAGTTTTCTCTTCTCCATTAGAATAAACTGTAACTTCTATACCTAGTTTTCTACCTATGTCTTCGTAGTGTTCGTCTTGCATTACTTGCGCTTTCTTTATACCTAATTGATTAAAAGCTAATGAATGTAATGTTCTAAAATATTTTAAATCTTTTCTTTGTAATTTAGGATATGCGTCTAACATTCTATCTATTGCCTCGTTAGCAGCTTTAGTAGTAAATGCAAAGTAACCTATTTTATCAATAGGTGTACCAAGTTTAACAAATGTTTTTACATACTTAATAAGTTTGGTTGTCTTACCTGTACCAGGAGGACCTAATATTTTTCTAATCATTCTTGATACCACCTTTCTGCATCTTTCATATGTTCTTCTAATGTATTATGTACAAACCTACTATTACAATTTATACATGCCCATCTTACAAACTTACCTGTTGCATGGTTATGATGTAATACAATTTTAGTATTACCTTTACCACAATGTTCACAATAATTTGTTTTTGGTGGAGTGCTTGGATGTTTTTCTAAATTGTTTCTTATATTACGTAAAGGGTTTTCACAATTTTTACATTTATTTTTTAATCTTTTATAAATTACTTGAGTTTTTCTATCTGTTTTGGGACTAGCTATTTGAAAATTTTTTTGATTAAATTCTATTCTACATCCATCACAAATTTTTCTGTCATCTTTAGAACCTAAAACTTTATGTTCTATTCCTTGATGTATTCTTATAAAATGTTTCATTACATTATCTCCGTGTTATGTTTTATTTTAGTATGATTTATTTCTATGTCTTCAAATTCTTCTATACTAATCATTACAATATTTTTTGTCGGTGTGTTGTATTTACCTTTTTCTTTTGTTGGATATCGTTTTTGTTCTAAAAATTGTATGTCACATTTTTTGTAATTAGTTTTCATCATTACACCTGTCTTATCTTCGCCGTGTTTCCAATTCTTGGATCTTAGTTTGTCGTAGAATTTGTCAAACTTAAAGTATGCATAACCATCTTCTATCAACACAGTTCCAGATTTAAATGCTGCATCGTTCATAGCTTTAGGTCCATTTATTTTTGCGTGCAACACGTCATGTAATTTTTCTTTTGGTGATGTACCTACAGGAGGGTTAATTACTTTTTGTGTTTGAAACAATGCTTCTAATACTGTTTGATCTTCTGGTGCTTTTATAATTGGTGGTGGAAATCCTGCAGCTTTAGCTATTGAGTTTCTACGTTTACGTTGATCTGTTACATGCTCAATTGTTTTGCAATGCACAGTAGCCTTACCAATACCATCTGGTTTAGTTACATCAAATTCGTATTCTGGATCTGGTTCTATGTCTATCTTTCTTAAGTTTGTTAGCACAGGATATTGTCCTTTTGATCCCGCTAGTATACCAAACTTCTTTTTTACACAAATACCTTTCTTACAAAAATCACTAAGAGGACTTTGATTACAAGTAAAACCTTTTTCTGATCTGTTCCATGATCTTGTTTTTTGTTTTAACTTATTGTCGTCCCATGCGTTTGCATGTTCTCTTGCAAAATATTTTACCGGTGCATTTTTTACTTTCTGTTCCCATGTGTCTGGATACTTCATCTTAACAAACACATGATAGTTGTACATAAATCTATCTTTGCCATCAAAACTATTTTGATTAGATATTTTAGATATTAAAGCAAGACAAGGTGGTCCTTCTAAAAAATCTTCATCAACACCTTCCATAGATTGTTTTTCCATTTCTTCTGTCAAAGACTTTAAATCATCTGTTGTAGTTATATTTGCATCCACAACTTTTATAAATTGTTCTAATGTAAAAAATGTACCATCAATGTTAATAGCTTTACGCTGTCCACCATAATATGGCAGGTTAATAAACTGTCCTGGTTTTATGATCCCTGTTTCCGGATCCTTGGTTAATTGTGTTTGCTTTGGAAATATTTCTGTATCTGGTTTAAGATTAAACAAAGGTAATAGATTGCTTAAGAATGATACAATAATTGTTGATTGTACAAACTCATTCATAAATAAATATAAATGTAGTCCACCACTTTTAGATTCAATGGGAATGAGTGGTAGTTTGTATTGTTGAATAGTTTCTAAATAAAATTGTTTGTCAAAGTTTTCATATTTTTTAGGGTCTATGTCTATTACTCCAAACCTAGCATCACCGCTTTCATTTGTTGGCTGTATACCAACAGATACTTTACCTTCTAAATGTTCTTGATAAATTGTGTCTGTAAATTCTTCGTATGTCCATCTGTAATTAGGTTTTTGCTTTCCGCTTTCTGGGTCGACAATTGCGTTAGTCCAATCTGCGATTCCATACGCATGTCTATAGCCATTAAATATTTTTATATACTCTTGCATAGTTATCCTGTCTACGAGGGCCACTTAGTCTCCCTTGTGGCCCACGCTGTGCACATACCCCGAAGGGATTATATAATGCTGCTACTTTCTGCTGGTTTCTGCTCACCATGCTTTGCTTTTACTGCACCTTTAGAGATGCTGTCAGAAAAAGTTTTAGCTTGTTGATAGATACTTGCGTCAGTAATAGGACCAACTTTACTCACTTCCCAACCAAACCACGTGCCTTTATCATTAGACATTTGGGTAGTCTTTAGTTTGTAAATGTGGCTAAAAGATGCCGGTGTATATAAACCGTTTTTACCTTTTAGTTTTATGCCCGACATCATTGAATTCCATTTTCTAC